AAATACTGATAAACAAAGGAATGTATATAATGAACACTATAAACAAATTGAATGTTTGGCCAAGAATGTTTACTTCGAAGCCAGAGATCAATCTGATTTAGGGCAAAAAGCAATTGCCTGGGTGACTCTCAATAGAGTACATTCAAAAGGATATCCAAATACTATTTGCGATGTCGTTTGGCAAGATTCACAATTTAGTTGGACACATGACGGAAAGTCAGACACGCCTAAAAACCAAGAGGATTGGATTAGAGCTAAAAAATTAGCTAGTTTGGTATATACACGCTATTATAATCCTCGAACATATAAAGACCCGACAGACGGCGCTATTATGTTTCATGCAACTTATGTGAAACCGTATTGGCGTAAGTCATATGAACGGACTATTCGCATTGGCGATCATATTTTCTACAAGGATTCGTAAAATGGCAAAATGGGATATATCAAAATTAGATAAAGCAATTGAAGAAACTGCTAAGGTTAGAGAAGAACCTCCAGTCCCAGTTCGGACAGAACCTAAAATGAGTTACGAAGAAAAACAAAGACGCTACGAAAAAGGATAACTTAAAGTGGTGTGACATAAAAGTAACATAATTCACAATTGGGATTTTTATCGTTGACATTTGCTCAACATGGTTTATATATAACTAGTAATCGTTGAAACAGACGATAGACATTCTGGACCTGGGGGCGGTACCCAGCGACTCCACCATAAGTGCTAGACCTAGTTCAGTCTACAGTCTGTGAAGTCAGACCACTTTTGCTGGGGTCGAAATTAGGATCGACAGGTGTTGAAAGCAAGTGGAGATTACCGTGTTGGCCTACGTTATTCAGCCAAACATACAAATGCAAACGATAACTTTGCTCCTCAGGCTTACGCACTAGCTGCATAAGCACTTGGGTATGGTTCCACCTAGAAACAGAACGGGCCGTAACTCAACCTTTAAGGATATCCAAATATGAAAAAGATTCTTCTTGCAACTGCTGCTATGCTCGCTATGACTTCTGCAGCATCCGCTCTTGATTTTGGTAACGGCCTTGCTCTTAACACTGAGCTTGTTACTGAATATAACACCGACACCACCGTCTTCACTTCTGTTCTAACCCCACGTCTTGCATATGCACCAATCGAAGGTCTTGGCATCTGGGCCGAAACCGATCTTGCTATCTATGATGGCGATGAGTTTATCTCGTTTGATCGTTCTGCTTTCGAAGGTGCCGTTCTTGGTGCAACCTATGTGCCAAACATTGACCTAGGTCCTGCAAGTGTAGAAGCTTACATCGAGAATAACTTTGATGGTGACTTCGGATATGTTGACAGCATTGTTGGTCTATCACTTAGCTTCTAAGTTATCTGATATCGGGTGGTTACGTAATAAACCCGCGTGGAGCCATGGTTAGCTCCACTTTTTATCATTTATTACAAAACTATAATATAGATTTAACCTAATTGTTACAATCGTGTTATAAATTACCACTATGAGGAAGCAAACCGCAAGCCTCTTATTGTGGAGAAATTGAATGAAAGTACTTTTACTTAGCACTACATTGGTCTTGGCTGCAGCATCTACTGCATTTGCAAGAGATAATGTCCAAGTCACAGGATCGTCTACTGTCCTGCCATATGCAACCATTGTTTCAGAAGCATTTGGTGAAAATTTTGACTTTCCTTCGCCAGTAGTTGAAGGTGGCGGATCAGGTGCAGGTCGCAAAAAGCTCTGTGAAGGTGTTGGTGAAAACACCGTTGATATCGCAAATAGTTCTTCAAAGATGAAAGATGAAGAATGGGCTAAGTGCGAAGAAGTTGTTGGTGAAGTGACTGAGGTTCGTATTGGTTATGATGGCATCGTGTTTGCTTCAAACATCGGTCAGCTCAACATCAAAGACTTGACTGTTGAACAACTCTATAGCGCACTACATGAGTCGAGCACTGCTAAACTCTGGAGTGAAGTCGACTCAACTCTTCCAGAAGTAGAGATTCTTGCTTACATTCCAGGTACCAAACACGGTACACGTGAAGTGTTTGATGTAAAGGTCATGGAAGCAGGTTGCAAATCGGTACTCGGTGTTGAGAAACTTGATGACGATCAAAAAAAGGCATGCGTAAAGGTAAGAACTGATGGTGCCGCTGTCGACATCGATGGTGATTATACTGAGACACTTGCTCGTCTTGATGCTAATAAAACATCGCTTGGTGTGTTTGGTCTTAGCTTCTATCAGAACAACACTGACAAGTTAGAAGTTGCGACTGTTAGTGGTGTAGCACCAAGCGTAGAAACCATCTCAAGCGGTGACTATCCAATCAGCCGCCCATTGTTCTTCTATGTGAAGAATGCTCATATCGGTGTTATTCCTGGTCTAAAGGAATATGTCGAGTTCTTCGTGAGCGACGAAATGGCCGGTCCTGGCGGGCCGTTGGCTGATTACGGTCTTGTGCCAGATCCAGAACTTGCAGCTACTCAAGCTGAGGTTTCCGCTCTTAAATAAATAGAAGGAATACTTCTTGAGGTGAAAAATGGACGACTTCCAGGCCTGGCAATCCTTTCCTTATATGCGACAATGGTTCAATAAACTATATCTCGCTGAGTCATTGGGTTACCACTGTGGGCCTGGAGGCGTTCCACCAAAGTCATCTGGCTACTACTGCGTACGACCAATATACAACTTAGATGGTATGGGTGTAGGCGCTAGAAAGCAATGGATTGAGGCTGGTGATCGAAGTGGTGTAGAACCTGGATACTTCTGGTGTGAGTGGTTCGATGGTGATCAATACTCTGTAACATATAAACCGGCAGACTTCTACGACCTTCAGCAAACATCTTGTTTTAAAGCAGAACGTGATGTTGATAGATTGTTTCGATTTAAAAGATGGACTCGATCCGATAAACAAATCGCAGTACCATTTAAAATTGAAGAAGAATTAGTCCTATCTAGTGCTTCTGTAATTAACATCGAGTTTATCGGCGACAAGGTAATAGAGATACACTTCCGTGATACTCCAGATCCAGACTATGATGAACTGATCCCAATTTGGAGTGATGAGCAACAAATGGTTGACATTTATACAAAAATGGGTTATAGTTATATAGAAGCCACAGATGATTCAAATGGATACCTCCCAGTTTATCGGTTGGGCTTTATGGTGAAATAAGATTATAATGAAAGCATAGCATGAACAATAATACATTAACCCCTGAATTTATTCTCAGAGAAATTGAGAAATATACAAATACTGATGTATCATTGATAGATGCAATCGTTTATTATGCCGAACAACATGACATTGAAATAGAATTACTTGGAGACATTATTCGGCGCTCGGTAGTTTTAAAATCAAAAGTTCGTGATGATGCCGAAAGGCTTAATTTATTGGAAGAAAAGACAGCCAAGCTACCGCTATGAGCATATATTCAACCAAAGATGCTTTTGCCATCTATATCTATTATTTGGCACTGAAAAAGCATTTCACAAGTTCGTACGATTTCTTTAAATATAATGGTAAAGTGAGCGCATCAATAGATGCATTTGAGAATCGTAACGATAAGTACCATTTCTACAAACTTTCGAAGCGTAGTGATGGTAAAGAATTTATCCTGGCCAATGTGATGCATGATCCGAGAATTTGGGTTGGCAATTTATTTAATGATGGCGCTGAGAATGTATATAAGGATTGGAAAAAAGTCCAACAATCTTTAATGTACACCTTTAAACAGGATATAAATAGTTTGGATGGTGACTTTGACGGTCAATTGTTAACGAGTGATGGTCACCATCCAAAACTCCTCAGAATGTATTTGTCAAGACAGATTCATACTGAGTCATTGATTATGATAAATGAAGTGACAAAAGTTTTTGATTATTGGGATAAAAAATTGGTTGACAAAATCATTTGGCCTGATATAAAGAACAAATGTGTTAAGTACAGACCTTTCATGACTTTTGATAAGACTAAAGTAAAAGACTTAATACTCGAAACATTCCGCTAATATATCGCATAAGGAGACTACTATAATGGTTAATTTCGCAGACCTCAAAAAGAACCGCAATTCATCTTTCAATAAGCTCAATGAGCAACTTTCAAAAATGAATCAGGGCGGTTATTCAAACGAAGATGAAGGTAAATATTGGAAGCCCGACCTTGATAAGGCTGGCAATGGTTATGCCGTTCTTCGTTTTCTCCCAGCCCCAGCTGGTGAAGATATGCCATTCATTCGCATGTGGGACCATGGGTTCCAAGGGCCTGGTGGCCAGTGGTATATCGA